CATTTGTTAGCCCAGATGGTAAGGGAGAGTTTAATGTAAGTAAGTTTAAATTTGATGACAAGAAATAATAATTGTTGTATAATTTAAAAAATAGAAAATGAAATATCATTCAGGAACATATGGTAAAGAAACCATAGAATCAAATTCGTTAGTAGCGAATTTATTAAAATACCCGGAGATTGCTAAAACGTTAATTCGTCAATATCCTCAATATTCTCTTAACTACTTCGTAGATGGAACATCACGTTTCGCTAAAGAAGATTTAATTGGAGAAAATGCATTTAGATGGCCTATCTTAGGACGTTTGAACAGACCTTCTACATTGACTGGTGTTAGTGTTGGAACAGGTGTTGGAATTTCTGCATTTACATTTGAAACAGAAGAAAACTATTTGAACCCTAACGATATCGTAAGATTCAAGTCAGGTCGTCAAGGAGTTATCATGTCAGAGCCAGTTGCTTCTGCAGGTGGTTATACATTTACTGCTAAGTTACAAACTAACGATCAGTTATTGGCTATTTTAGCTTCTGATGTTATTGGTGGTCTTACAGTTAATACTGCTGGTAACGCTTTTCCTGAAGGTTCAGAAAGAGGTTATGAGAACCATGTTTACCCAGACTGGTACATCAATCACATTGGTATTAACAGAAAGTCTAAATCTATTACAGGTTCTGCACTTACTGATATTACTTGGATTGAAAACAACGGTCAACGTTTATGGTACTTTACTGACCAAGACTTGATGATGGAAGAATTTTACTACCAAAAAGAACTTGATTCTTGGTATTCTACTTCTACAATGGATGCAGCTGGAAACCCAGTATTATTCGGAAATGATGGTAAAGCTATCGTTAAAGGTGATGGTATCTTACGTCAAATTGATGCTGCTAACGTAGATACGTACAACGGTACGTTAACTGAAAAAAGATTAACTGACTTTTTAGCTCAACTTTCTCTTAACACAGGTGTTAAAAGTGCACATTGGTTAGTATTCACTGGTACAGGTGGTAGAGTTGCATTCCACGAAGCAATGAAAGATTTAGTATATCCTGATGGAAACTTAATCTACGATGCTGAGGTTGGAGCAGAAACTAACATCGGTGTTAACTTCACTACATATAATGCTTTAGGTCATAGAATGACATTGGTTGAAAACCCATTGTTTGATGATCCAAACTTACATGGAAATGATATTGACCCAGTAAGTGGTTATCCTAAAGAATCATTCAGAATGGTATTCTTAAACTTCGGTCACACTAACGGTGTTTCTAACATTGAAAGAAAAGTGAAAGGAGCTGGTGGAATAAACAGAGGAATGATTGTTAAGTACATTGCAGGAATGGTTGACCCGTTTGACCAAAAATCAATGCACGCTGCAAACTCTCGTGATAGCTTTACTTGTGAAGTATTATGTGAGTCTGGAATTATTGTAAGAAACCCATTGTCTTGTGGACAGTTGGTATTCGCATAATTCTAATACTATTTTAAAATAATTGTTAATCCAAATAAGTAAAGATAAGATGGAACAAATAAGTAAAGCAAAGGTAAAGGAGTTATTGCAAGATGCTCCGACTGCAGGATTCGCAGAGATTATATTAAAAGATCCAAAAAGAACGGGTTCAATCGTTCTCAGAGATTATCACTTAACGGATGATGAGGGCACACGCTCTCATCGTCCTTTTGTTGATATGGATGGGAACCATAGGATTGTAAAGATTACGAAGAAGAAGAAGCTTAAATTAAGTAATGCTAATGATAGGTTAGAATACATGCAAGCGAAACTTCATCCAATTTTTACAGAAGGTCCTACACCTATTCTTATTGTAATAAATAAAGAAGAAGAGGCTAATGACTTCATTCTTGAGAAAGACCTTGAAGCTAAAGTTAACGGTATCATTCAGAAATTGAGTGGATTGGAACTTCAGAAGTTTGCTCGTTTATTACTCGTTAAGGTAAATGTTGGTTCGTCTGACAGTGCTATTAAGAGAGTTGTGTATGAACAAGCTGAGAGTAATCCAATAGCTGTACTTGAAGCGTGGGAAGATCCTGAGAGACCTTTAAAAGAGTTAATCAGAAGTGGTGTAATTAAGAAAGTATTCACAACAAAGAATGGCCGTTGGTCATGTGAGGGTGCTTTAACTGGTACATCGTTTGAATCTACCCTTGAGTGGTTAAAAGAGAATGAAGATTTATTACCTAAATTACGCAAACAGATATTTAGTTAAGATATGACTTTACTTGAATGGCACGAAACTGCTGACTTATTAATTGACAAAGCTGATGCACCTTACTTTACGAGTACGGAGAAAGATAGATTTTTTAATTTGTCTCAAGTAGAATTTACTGAAACTCGATATGGTCAGTTTGAATTTACTGAAAAGCGTAGAAAAGAATTGATTCCTTTAGTAAGAGTATCTACTGTTGTTACGGGAAACATAATCAATCTTGATTTAATAACTGATTTTCTTTTTGTCTTAAATTTAAGGGGAATATTTGACGATGGTTGTGGTGGAACTAAAAGTAGAAGAATATCTCCTATTAGTGCAGATACAGAGGGAGAGGATGATAGCGACCCTTTTAATAGACATGATAATCATAATCCTGGTTATACTGAGTATAATGATAATGTTAATAATATTATAGATATACAATCAGAAACAAATCCAGCTAGTATTATTATGAAATATTTAAAATTACCTATTAATGTGTTTTTAGATGAAGCAGTTCCGGCCAATACTATTGAATCGGAAATGCCTTCAGGAACACATGAGGAGATTATAAATATTGCTGTTAGAAAAATGTTATTTACGGTCCAAGACCAACTTGCTTATCAACTACAAACAAATGAAATTAAACAACAAGAATAATGGCTAAGAAAGAAATAAAAAACAGTATGGAGTTCTTATCTTCTATGAAGTTAGTAGAGTTAAAAGAAATTGCTCCTTCCTTTAAAGTAATAATTACTAAAGAAATGAAGAAAGCTGATATTATAAAAGCTATCTTTGAATCTAAATTAAACATCTTGACTGAAACAAAAGCTGCTAAAAAGAGTAAGTCTGTTAAAGTTGTAGGTGTTAAGGAGGATATAATGGTTGTTTTCACAAGGCCTAAAAAGGTTAGAAAACGTAAAGTGAATTTTCAGTAGTAGGTAGGTTCTTACTATTAGTAAATATAAATAAATAAATAAAAAATAAAGATATGTCGCAAAACGCAGGACGTAATTATTTCGCATTAGTAGCTCCTATCGGTCACGTAGCAGCACTAACAAACGGTAGCATTGACCTTACGCCAGGTTATGTTGTTCCAGAAACATCATTAAAAAAGGCTATTTTTGTTGCTCCCGTAGTAGGTGCAGCAGGTTATTTAACTGTAACTCTTACGGGAACGTATGCTCTTGGAGAAGAAGTTAGATTAACAATTACTTCAAACTTGACTTCTCGTCAGCAATGGAGAAAATCTTATGTATACATGACTGTTGCTGCAGATACTTTAACTACAATCGCTGCCGCAATGGCATCTTTAGTAGCTGCAGATATCGCTGCAACATCTCCTTATGCTTCAGTAATTTCTGCTGCAGGTGTAATTACTATCACTCAAAAAGGTGATGACAAAAGAGGTCTTGTAGGTTATCCTTATACTGATTCAGTTGCTGGACTTATTGCTAACGTATCAACGTTAACAGTTTATTCAGAAGGACAACCATCTGATTTAGAAGATAAAGGTATTGCTGCTTCAGCAATTCTTAGTGCGTCTTACGACACTGTTCGTATAGCTGCTAACCCTGAATCTCCAATTCCGTTTATTGATGCAGTTGGCGCTGTTGCAAAAGAAATCTACTGGTTCGGCGATGCTGGAACAGGAGCAGCTTTAGCAGCTTTGATTAACTAAGAGGTTAATAAATTTTTGTTTATAAAAAGGGTGATGGCAGTGTCATCGCCCTTTTTTAATTTAAGACTATGGCAACTTTAGACGAATACGCATTTAATATTAGAAACATAGCACGTTCTGGTCAGGGTAACTCTGATGATGACTTGTTAAGAATAAAGCAAGTTAAGTTTTGGATTCAGTATTGGCGTGCTAAAGGAATTGTTGCCGAAACAGATTTCGGAAAAAACATTGACCCTCAATTAGTACAAGATTTAGGAATCCTTACTTTAGAAGAGGTAGATAAAGCTGATAGTGATTGTCC